GTTGTGCTTGTTGAGTCTTTTGAGCTATGCTCTGTTTAATGAGATCATCAGCTAAGCGTCTAACTTCACCAACTTCCTGTGCTTGCCTACCGATTAGCTTTTCAGCCTCTTGGTGCATACGAACAATGTCTTCAAGATTCTTCCCCTTGTACTTCTCAGGGATCTCAGCTACATTATTATTGTCAGGTTGTTGAGTTTGTTGTACACTTGTGGATTGTTGTTTAAAATCCTCAGCTTCTATCTCACTGACGTTACCTAGTTCCTCATTACTATCAATTAAAGCCATACCTAACCTTTCCCTGTCCACGTGTGATGGATTACAGGATAATTTCAAAATAAAATTGGGTTGCCTGAAGCTACTCCTTATCGCAGATAAGAATCCTTTAAAGATCCTCACTACGTTACGGGCTACTCAGATCCTCTCTTTTGTTCCTGCTTGAGCCTGTCAGCTCTCACAGCAGCCCATTTAGCTGTAGCACCGGGGAAGTCGCCAGATATAGCGTCTAAACTGATACTTGGAGCTGAAACAAGCCTGATAGCGTCCTTACTACATACTTTGCATTTAGCAGTTGTATGATCGCTATCTACCAGCGATTCAGTTATGTGATCGTTAGGGCATTGGAAGTCGTACAACCGTTTCATTGTTGTAAATCCTCATATACCTTCTCACACACAGCCTTACGCCCTAAAACCAATTCAAGAATATCTAACTGTCCTTTACGATAATAAAGTGTTTGTGTATCGTTGACAGTAGAAATATCGTTTAAACTAGCCTTAATCTCTTCAAAGTCTTCAATTAAGAAGCCCCAACCCTTAGTACTCATGGTATTAAAGGTTTCTTCGTAGTAAACTTGTAGGTCTTTTTCCATTTAAGGAGAACCTTTCTATAAATTAGCTTATATAAGTGTTATTGTAGCATAAAAACAACACTTTGTCAAGCCTTTTGTTAACTATTTTGTTATTTACGTGCTTTAGTCATCATCTGAAGGCTTGCAATACGCTCATTGGAGGCAATATCAGCAGCTTTCAGGTTAACTTGCTTCTCTTTTAGCATCATGTCAGCCAGTTTCAGACGCTTCTCGAAGTCATCACCCCTGTCTAGGTTAGTAGATGCAGCTTGAACTAGCTTTACACGCTGCTCTTCAGGGATCATTTGAGCTTCAATCATGGTCTTCTGAGCCTCAGCTGACTGTTTCTGAGCCTTAGAGGTCAAGTCAGCCACTTGAGCCTGTGCCAGCTCCATTGCAGCCTGTTGTTGCATCTGTTGAGCCTCAGCAGCCTGTGGATTAGGCTGAGACATCTGATCCAGAGCCTTCATTAACTCACCACGGTTAGACAATGAGCTGTTCTGCAAGATACCTTTAAGGATCAATGGCAATACTGGAGTATTTGGGCCTAAGGTCTGCAATAAACCAATCATCTGTTGTTGTTCAAACTCTCTAGCTAAGATACCCAAGGTAGCTGTAGGTACAAAGGTCATGTCAACTGAGGGATAACGCTCACTGTCAAACTGCATATAACGGAATGCAGCCTTGTTAATGAACGGGATCATGAAGTCTTCTTGGAAGTTACTCAAGGTACGCTTATACTTCTTGATGATGCCAGCCATAGCCATTGACATACCACCAGCACCTGCGTCACGAGGTACGTTAGAGGGCATACCTGCGCTGTCAACTGTGCCTGTAGCTTGTAGTAGCATACGCTCAAAGTTCTGCGCTGCTGCAACTGCATTGCCATCAGTCTGACCGAACTTGAAGGGATACAAGATCTCAGATGGTGAGCCATTGGTCAAGATAGCCTTACCGGGCTTAATCTCAAACTTAGCACCACGTGGAAGCCTTGTAGCATCCATTGCAATCATTGGTGCTGTAGTCAGAGCCAAGGAATCCATGTGAGCACGGAGCTGACCATCAATAGCCTTCTGCATATTGTAGGCTTTCTCAGCTGTACCTCGACCCCAGAACCTACCGGGGACTGTATCGTCTTGGTAGGCAATAACTGGTCTATCCTTCATCATGTAAGGATTAGCTTCAGCCTTGAGCAAGATTGAGTCATTGGCAATAACGACAATAGCTTCAACCAAGTCTGAGTAGTCTTCAGCTGCTGAGCCTTCAGGGAACAACTCAGCATACTCGGTTGACTCTTCACCGTCCAAGTACTCACGAGGAATTAAACCATAGTAAGTGATTAGCTTAACCTTATCATCTTGATAGGTCTTCAAGTCTTGAGTTACTTCTAAGTCTTCATCTTCAGAGGCTGTGGTGATGTCTACCTTCTTGTAAATGCCTCTCTCAATACCTTCAACAATCTTGTGAATGGATACATACTTCTCGATAGCAACGCCCAAAGCATCGTCAATGGAATCAGCATTAGGATCAATAAGGAAGTTCTTAGGGTTAACTGGTTTGATCTTGACAGAAACTCTATCCTTTTCTTGAACGCCAATAGCAGCTGCGTTAGCAATACCGGGAATAGCTTGAGTAGCTGGAATGTACTCTTTCTCAGTCTTAACAATGATTTCACCAATACCTGTACCATAAATCTCAGCCATCAACTCAATTTGGTCAATAGCTTTCTTAATCTTGTCTCTTTTAAAGTCTTCATGCAGTTGAATCTTGATTTGTTCAACATCTAAAGGATTACCATCTACATCTAGAACATCATCGGAAATGTCAAAGAATTCACCTTGACCAAATATAGCTTCCATGATCTCAGCGTGACGAGTCTCAATGGCTTGCTGTGTAGCTGGAGAGATAATACGTGAACGCTCTGACTCACGTTGCTTATCCTCAGAAGACCAGATACCTCGGAAGACTCGCTCATACTCCTGCCACAAGTCCATGTAGTTAGCATCTCGGTGGTCACGCCAGCGAGTAATGTGCTGAGTAACCCATGAGGTTAATTCTTTCTCAGTCTCTGTAGGTTCCTCAAAGGACGTACCGTTCTTCTCATCATCATTAAACTTATCATTAGTTAAAGCCATTGTGTTTATTCCTTGTTCATTACCATTTAACTTTGTTAGCCCAATAAGCCGCTGACATCTTACCTTTAGCTATGTTCTTAGCGTGCCTAGCTTTAAAGGAATCGTTACGAGCTGAACCTTCAGGACTACCTGAGACACCTTGCTGTCCGAATCGTATCAGCTTAACCTCTTCACCATCTTTAGCTAAGACTGCATGACTCTTAGTTGGATGTCCGGGAGTTCTCTTAGGCTTGTTATAACCTTGGAACTCTTCACTACCTCTTTTAATAGCCATATATTAATATCCTTAGTAGCCTGAGATAACGTCTAAGACTTCGTAGTCATCATCTTCGTAGTCTTGGTTGTAGCTTGTGATAGCTAACTGGTCAATGTAACTTAAAGCATCTACCAAGTCATCATGTACACCAGCTGTGGGGAACATCACTAATTGATCTCTGAACTCACTCCAGTCTTCTTTCTCATTGAAGGATACCCTTCCATGTTCCATACGACCTTGTAAGCTCCAGACAACCCTGTCAGTCTTCTTCTTGTTACCGTGAGTTAAGTCCTGTATGTGAGCATAGATGTTATTCTTCCTCATCAAGTCATTAAGGTATGGCAGTACAGCATTCTTTAATGCTCCTCGCTCAATACCAATGCTTGTAGGCTGGAAGTCTCTAACCACCTTCAAGATGTTAACTGCAGTCTCTCTAATGTCCCACCTACCATGCTGTATCTTGTGAACCCACCAGTCACCATTGTCCTCAAGCTTAACTACAGCAATGGCTGTCTCATCTAATCTCTTCTTAGATGCACCTGCATTCTTACCAACCTCTTCAAAGCCAGCTAAGTCAATGGCTACAATGTATGTACCAAATTGAGGTTCTTCAGCAGTCTTGAACCATTCCTCTTTAAAGACATCTGCACCTGCAGTATCAAAGCTAGACAGGTATTCCTGCTTAAATGCAAATGAACTCAGTGTTCTCTTTGCAGCTTCAACTTCCTTAGGATCAATAGTCTCATTGTCAGCTGTGGTGAAGTGCCAGCTCTTCCATTCTTCATCGATCTGGTCAGCCTTGTCTTCAAAGCTACCTAACTTAAAGATGTCGTAGAACCAGTTACGACCACTAGGTGTTGAGATAAATAAAGCTCTACCCTTCTTGTCTGACAGTGAAGCTCGTATAATCTTCTGCCATGTATCTTCTTTAACGAAAGCACACTCATCAAGTACTACAAAGGTCAGTGAGACACCTCGGAGACTATCTGGGTTATCTGCACCTCGTACTAAGATCTTCCTACCATTAATCAGTGTTATCTCTAGATTATTGATGTGACTTGCTTTGATGACTGGTCTACCCAGCTCATGCAGTAAGTCCCACATAATCGTTCTAGCTTGTCCTAAGGTAGGTGCTATGTACATCACAGCTGAGCCTTCAGGACAGTTCAAACCTTCAATCAGTAACGATATAGCTGACAGCCTTGACTTACCACAACGCCTACCTGCAGCTACAACTTTAAAGCGAGTAGTATCTTTAAAGACACTTTGCTGCCACTTAAGCAGTTGGAAGTTAAGTTCAGACATCTATTACCTCACTATCAGTAGTAGACACTAGAGGTGACGTTAAGCCTGTAATGTTGATAGACACTGTTGGTGTATTGTTACCAGCCTTCTGTGCCTCAAAGACACTTACTGGGACAATCCTATCAACAATTAACTTCCACGCTGCTGCTTGATTCTTATGTTCATCATTCAATGCTGCATCATAAATAGCTTCTAGAACCTTAGCACTCTTAGGTGAGTTAAGCATTCTAAGCTTAT